GCTAAACTCAGAAAAATCCCACACAGCTCCTTCTGCTTCCATTTTACCTGCATCTTTAGCAAACGTACCAGCATCTATTTTACCAGTAGTTCCATCAGGCATAGTATATAAAACATTACTTTTTGTTTGAGCTAACGTGTCATCAAAATCAAAAATTCTAATCTTTTTTATTTTCTTAGAATCCTTAAGACTTCGTCTAGCTTTTTCCATTGCTATATCAGCGTTGTTATTTTTGTCAATAACTTGCTGCGCGTTTAAAGCAACACCAGTTGTTCCGTTAGTTGAATTATAAAAGTCTTCAAACTCTTGCCCTACAACATCTCCAGTTTCGTAAGACTGTAAACCAAGAGGCATTTTACCTTTTGTAAATATGTTGTAATATCTTTTCCACCACTCCTGTTTACCTGGTTGATAACCTATAAGCATTGACTGTGTAAAACCTGTGTTGCCTAAGACATCGTCCATTTCTTTAACAGGGATAATAGTAACTCTGTAATCGTCTTTAAGTAAGTCTAGATTGATTTCTTTATTGCCATTGAATATAGATTCATATGCAAAAAACAAAACAGCTCTAGCAGGTATGGCATGCTCGTATCTATAAGCTGGTTCATACTTTTGTTCACCATTAGGTTTTTTTACTAACTTACCATCTCTTACCATAGGTATCTTAAGAGTATCATATGGCATTTTAGTAGACCTACCCCATACAGGAGCAGCCAACCTAAGAGCACTATTATTACTACCATTCATAACACCCATTAACAAAGCTACAGTGTTATTATTTAAACCGGACTTTTTCAAAGACGTCATAAACTCTATAAAGAAATTCCAAGCTAAATCAGCGTCTACTTTGTTTTTATCTTGAAGCTCTTGACTATTTTCAAACTTACCGTTTAGATATTGCATTTGAACATCAGCACCAGTATTTATGTCTATTTTTCTGTCAGGTCTTCCATCGTTAAACTTTATAACTTTTTTATCAATGCTAACAACGCCTGGATCTATTCTTTGTATTAGTCTAGTAATGTCGGTAATATTCCCAAACACACCTGCTCTAGGAGTTTTATTAGGTCTTTGACCGCCTATTAATTCGTTGTTTTCTGTAGCTATAAAATCTCCAAATATAGTAGTTCCATTACTAAAAGAAGCTGGAGTAAAAGCAACCATTAAATCTAAAGCTTTAGGTTTTCCATATTTCTTAACTAACGCAGGATATAATGTTTTTTCTACAAACTCTCTAGCTTCTACCATTGTACTAGAATCCCTTAGTGAGCTTGCTACAGACTGATCTGCCTTAGTATAAGCTATAACATTTTCTACATTGTCAACGTTTGTTATTACGGCTTCTAAATAATCAAACCACTCTTGCTCTGTTTCTAATACACCTGTTTTTCTTTGCGGCACAAGCAAGTTGCCAAATTGATTTGCTACACCTATGTGTTGTTCATTTGTAAATCTATCACCATAAACAGCTTTATGAGCATTTTTTAATTTTGTTTTAATCTGTGTAGAAGTTAACTCTTGTAGGTTAAGTTTTTTAACCTCATCATAAAACCTAGTTCTATTATTTAACCAGTCTGTTCTTTCGCCATCAGTAAATAAAGCTAATTGATCTTTAACGCTTGGTCTAGATATATCATACATTAACTGCTCTACGTAATTATCTAATATATCAGCTCCAAAAAACTCTTGACGTTCTATGAAGTCTTTTCTTATTTCACTGTCATTATCTTGTATCTGCTCATTAAACATGTCTAATCCTATCTCTTGAGCTATTTGTTTAGCTAAAGCTTCTGTAGGCATTTGAGGTATTTTTAACTTACCATTATCAAGTTTAATATATTTAGATTTAAATTTAGCTAAAGGTATAGCGTTTTTAATATCTTTTACTCTTCGTATTTTTTGATTACCAGCGGTGCTACCAGCCATAGGACCTAGTTCAGTAGACCTGTAAAAATCTATTTGCCCGTCTTTACTGCCTTTTGTTCTACCTTTCCATTTATCATACTTAACCCAACCCATGCCGTTAACATACTTCTCTACAGCTAAAGGAAAAGCTTTTGCTAGATACGTAGTTGTAAGACCATTTGGCCCTAGCAATGTAGTATAGTTGTCATTTAAAAATTGTTCATATAGATTTATGGTTTTGTTTCTAGCCCCCATTGCATCTATAATAATTTTAAAAGATCCTTGCATTCCTTTTCCTAACTCATTTACAAAATCAGTTTTTTGTTTTGTAGTAGTATCAGCATTGTACTTAGGTAATCTATATCTAATTTCCTTACTTAGTTTTTCTTCTAGTTTACTTTCTACCTCTGCTTGGTTTGAAAACTTTACTTTTTCTTTTAAAGTAGGTTTTACTTCTTTAGCTTCTACTTCGGCTCTTTTACTTAAGGTTTCTGTGTTGTCTGTTGACCGCACGTTTTCAGCTGCATTGTCTTCACCTATTCTAACATTGGCTTTTCCTTTTGGAACACCTAGTTGTGTGGCAAATGCATTAGCTCTTTGCATACCAGTATTAGCCATGTAACTATTAAAAGTTCCTAAATCTGGATTCCATTTCAATGCTATCTCACGAAGTTTACTTTTCGCATGATCTAAGTACGTTCTTCTACTGTAATGTACTTCTCTTATATTAAGTGGTACTCCACTACCAAATCTAGTCCATGCTCTATTAGCAACTTTATTAACCATAGTATCTACGTCCTTAGGTAGAATAGGTTTAAAGTTTTCTTTACCTTCAAATCTAATGTTTATTCTATCAGCTATTTGCTTAGAGTCACTAACTCCTTGTCTAGGTTTAATACCTTCTTTACCTACCTTTGCTCTAACTTGAGAGGTAAACTCACCTCTTCTAAAAGCCGCATTGTTTCCTATTAAATAACTTAAAGCTTTTTCAGGTGTATTCACTTTCAGTCCAAAGCCAGCTCTATTAGCTAACTTACTTAGTATATTTTGAGTACCATAGGTATCTTCTAAGTTTAATTCTTTTTCTAAAGCATAGCTAAGTGATTGCATTTCTGCAGCATATTCTATTTTAAACGTATCACCTCTTTCATTAAAAGGAAGTAATTCGCCTTTATCATTTCTAGCATCATTTGAATACTCTTCATTACTTAACAAAGCATTTTCAACCTTTGTATTTAAAGATCTTAATACGGGGTTTTCACTAGTTGATGTAGCTTTGTAGAGGTTGTCTGTATACTTATTAAACTCTTCTTTAGTATCAAAATAAGATTCATCTATAGCGTGACTAATCTCGTGGTATACAACAACGCCAGCTCTGATGTCTCCATTTTCCATGGCTTGATCTGCCGCCTCTTTATTTATTGTAATATATTCATTGTCTACAATAAAACCATTTCCACCTTGTTTTAACTTGTCCGTGAAAAGACTTATGTCTTTAGGGTTTATCTTACCGTTTTCAGCTAGTGTATATAGGTAGCTTATCTGATCTTCTATATTAGGTATTTCAATTATTTTTAAAGCGCCTATGTTTTCACGAGCCATTAATTGATCTGCCTTAAAGTCTATATCACTAGATACAGTTACTACTCTAGTGTCTTGATCAAATAAAGCTCTACCGCTTTGAGCATAGAAAGCATCTTTTAAAGCGTTTATTTTTTCTTTGTATTCTTTTTTTCTTTTATCACCTTCATACTTAGAAGCAGCGTTGTCTTTCAATTGCTCCCACTCTTTTTGTATTTCAGTATCCTCTTTAGCCTTGTTAACATAAGACTCAGTCTCCATTCTGTGTATTTCTTCTACAACTAGTGCGAGTTCTTGTCTCTTATCTAATTTACCGTTCCAGTTAGGAGTGTTTTCATCTAAGTTTAATCTAGCTTTTCTACCTGCATCACCTAACAATGTCTCTACATTGTCATAGTTTTTATCACCTTCTTTTATAGAGTTTATGTTTGTATCTAAGCTGTTTAAGTTTTGATCAAACCTTTCTGCCTCTACGTTAGTTAACTTTTCTTTTTTATAGTTATCAATTTGGTTTTGAGCCTGGTTAGAATCCATATCAGGAGTAACACCAGCTTCGCTAAGTAAGTTGTTTTTTAATACGTTTAAACCCACTAGATCAACTACATTTTCAGAACCTAAAGCTATTACGTCTACGCCTAAAGCCGTTTGCTCAACTCCTATATCTATAAGCTTTTGTTTTATAGCTGCGGTAAATGTTTTTCTTTGATTTTGACTAACACCTGGACCATTCATTAGGTTAACCATTTCTTGTATCTCAGACGTAGCTTTGTTTATTTTTTCTCTAAACTTTTTAGTAGCCGACATTTGAGTTATAGCTGATGTAGCTATTCCAGATGTGTTTGCAAACCCAGCTGTTATAAGAGTAGCTAAAGTAGTATCATCAAATTGAGACCAGTCAGCATCTCTTTGTAGTATTAAAGATTCAGATATACCTTGTGTTCCACCGTATATAAGGTTTTCTTCTGCAAGTTCACCACCAATTCTTTTACCACCTTCTATAGCAAAACTACCCCAAGCATTTAAACTTGGTTTATTAAATAGATTATATATATTAATTTGCCCTTGACCTTTAACATCTTTTAAAAACTTAAAAGTGTTATTAGCAGAACCTATATATCTAGTAACTCCACCTTCTATTATACCTGTAGCAACTGAAGCAGCGCCTATTTGAAACGGTGTCATTTCACCCATTGCTATAGTTTTCTCTGCGTCAAGTAATCCTTGAGAATAATCAAATTGATCTATTCTACCAGCCTCCCATAAATCATTAAGAGTTTCAACTTGTTTGTTTGCCATGTCCAAAAGATCAGCTTGAACACTAAGATTCCTATACATGTCTGTACCAGAAGTTACACCAAACGTAGACGCTATAGATGTTTTAACTAAACCATCACTAAGCTTTAAGGCATTACCTGCAGATCCAGTACCAATAGCTAATATTATATTTGGTGCTTGTTGAAATAAAGTTCTTAAAGAATATAAACCAAATTCACCTTCACCAAACGCATCATCATATGCTGCTGATGATTTATAATACTCTTCTTTTCTTTGTAAAGCTTTTTGCTCATTAATAGCCCATTCAGAATTAAATAAAGTAGGTAAAGCTAAAGCTATATTATAACTAGCATCTGTAAAGTCTTTAGCAACTAAACTACCTATTTCATATTCTTTAAAAACACTACCAAATTCGTTTAGTATATTTCTTTTTACGTCTTTACCTTCTTCGTCTTTACCGACAACAACATTAGTGCCTTCTCTAAATTGAGAAGCTTCAGCAACATGATTAACGTAATTTTCTACTGTTTTTTTGTAATCAGATTCTAATCTTCCTAAAGTATTTTGTAGGGTCATTAAACGTGCGTTAGCCTCGTCGTATACCTGCTGTTGATCCTCTGTTAATTCTTTTGTAGTTTCTAAATTAAAAAATAAAGTATTATCTACAATACCATCTGTCTTAGTATAACCTATTTTAGCTGGTATATCTTTTAAGCTATTAGCTATTAAATTTATTTCACCTTCTATAATAGAACTTGTTGTGTCATTATAGTTTTGAATTATTTTTGCTTCACTTTTAATTTCATCTTTTATAATGTCATAACCAGCGTTTTGTACAAGCAAACCTATTCTAACTAACTCTCTTTCTCTTCTGTCATAATCATACATAACAGATTCAGCGGCTGTTTGTTTTGCTTTAGCAATCGCTCCTTCTCTTTGTGTTTTAACAGAATAGTCTATAGCATTAGACCATAAGTTATTATTTAAAAGTTTTTCTTTTAAAGCAGCATTATCAATTCTAACTCCTTCATGAGCAAACTGCATAGTATCTAAAAAATCTAGATTACGTACATAATCTAATTGCTCTTCAGGCGTAAGCATTACCAACTCGTCTTCTGTAAACATACTTCCAGAGTCTACATATTCACCTCTTCCTTCGGGGTTAGCAGAAAACTTAAGCATATAATCTATTGCTTTTTGTTCTGCCTCTGTAAAATACTCTTTATTTTTTAATATATCTGCAAGTTTAGAAAACTGTCCAGATAAAACATCGTAATCAAAAAGTTCTTCGTCTGGCTTACTATTTACAGCATCAATACGTTTTGTCTCTTCAAGATCTAAAGTTTTTAAATGAGTAGATAGCAAAGGATACATGTTAGCCATAGACTTAGATAGATCTTCTTTAGTAAAGTTTTTAGCTATATAATTTTCTATACTATCGGTACTACCTATTCTTACTGGACTGTCTATTTCTTGATCAAATATATCGCTAGCTACTACTTTTCCGTTTTGTTTTAATTCATAACCTATTACAAAACCTTCTTGTTCTACAGGTTCAAATGTATAAGCGGTGTCTTTTAGATTGTCATTAACATCTTCAACATTTAAAGCTCCGCTATCAAAAGCATTCATTATATTAGAAAATGCGCCTTGTTCAAAAGCGTTTTTGGCTTTAATTGTTTTTTCGTATTCTTGGATTTTTTTATAATTCTCAAAGAATTCTTTTTCACCTTTTTCAGTAAGTGGATTTAAGTCTAATGTAACTTTATTGCCACCTAGATTAGCTGTAATTTTGTCATCTAAAAAATAAGAGTTATCATCAAAAACAATACCTGAAAATTCACCTTGTAAAGCCAGCATAACCTCTTCATTACCTTTTCTTATTATAGTTTCAGGTACTTCTAAGTTTATATCTCCCTGCTCTATTTTAGTCTGAGCATCTTTAACTAGTTTTTCTAATTTTTTTCTTTGAATTAAACCTGCTCTACCATTATTAGGATCAAATAGTTCGTTATTAAAATGAGCTAGATTAGCTTTAGCTTCTTTTAATTCTTTAAGAGGATCTTCATCAAATACATCTGTGGCTGAAGCCAAAGAAATATTTTCCAAATCTAATTCCGTATTCTCGGGTGCTGGATCTATATCCGTCACTACACTTGCACCCGCATTTGGTACAGTGACTTGTTGAAAATCTATGTTTTCAGTTTCAATCTCCTCAACATCACCTAGTTCAGCTAGGCCATTTTGGCTTATATATTGATCAACAAGTTCTACACCACCAGCTAGACCCACTAGCTCGTCATACGTGTATCGTTGTCCCGTTTCTGGGTTTACATACATATTTATTTATTTTTATTATAAGTCAACGTAATCTGCTAACTGTGCTCTTTCATCATTAGTAAATGAGGATTTTCCATTGTGTTTTGAAGTTACCCAAGCACCAGCGCCTGTTACACCTTCTGAACTAGACTTCACCCATATCATTGGTTTCCAATTATTTCCAGAAGACATTATTTTTCTATCACCAGCTTGTGGTTTAGATAATCTACCAGACATAGCTGCGCTAAATATATCACCTCTAAAGTTTGTATTTTCAAATCTATTTACTTGAGCGTTTTTATTAGACAAGGCTGTTTGTTGAGCGGCGCTTAAACCTCTACCGCCTTGCGGTGCATAAGACACAGATGGATCTGATTCTTTGAAGTAACCATATTCACCAGCTTTGTAATTAGTAAGACCTCTTTCTTTTAGTTGCTTTATGTCGTCGTCTGTTAATTCTCTTCTAACAAAACCAAAGCCAGGTGTTTCACCTACTTCATCTTCAGCCTCTTCACGAGTATACTTTTTATTAGTATCTGGATTTGTACTCGCCATTAACTGGTCGATATTCATAGAGCTAGTTAATCCGGCGTCTTCTCGTATTTTATTTATTTCAGCTAACCTTAACCACGATTTTTGCTGTTCTTCTGTTAGTTGGACAAACTCGTTAATATTAATATCACCCATTTCTAAGCGTTGTTCCATATAAGCTTTCTTATCTCTTGGTGGTAAAGCGTACAAACTAGCTAATCTTCCATCTAATTGTTTCTCTAAAGCCTTGTCTATGCCTTTCATATCTATAAATTCAGACGCTACTAAAGTTCTAACTTTACCAGCATCTGTACGTATGGTATCTCCAACAGGCGTCCAAGCTGTTTTAAAACTAGCTGTTATTTCACCTTTTGATTTATCTAGTATATTAGCATCTACTAAAGTTTGATTTCCATCAGTGGCTGCTTCAGTTGCTTTTAACAACTGACCGTCCCAGTTTTTCATGTTTTTCTTCCATGTAAAAGTAACACTACCATCTTCATTTACTTTATATGTGTTATTAGCATCTTTGTTTTTAGCCTCTGCTAACCATCCACCTTCTCCTAAACCACCTTTTAATATTTTAGAACCTTTTGCAACTGTAGTTACAACTTCTACTACTCTATCACCGTTACTTAATCTCCTATAATCTTTGCTATTAACAGTTGTTCCTTCAGCTGAAATGTTTGATAAACCAAAAGCTGCTAATTGAGTACCTAGTTGTTCTTGAAAATTACCACCTTCCCAGTTTGATTCGCGACCTGGACCTGGTCCATCTTTATATAATTCTACATCTTGCACGTCTGATAGTATTATACCAGCATCGTTTTGTAAATCTCTTAAGTTTTTATTTGCAGCAGAAACTTTATCACTATATTCTTTTCTTTGTTCTTTTGTTAAACCTCCTCTAGTTTTTAAAATAGTTTGAGCTTCTATAGAACCCATTACGTAATCATCGTCACCAGGTTTACCAACACCTTCCATTAGTCTAACTTGCATCTCTTTACCTTTGGCTATTAAAGAGTCTTCTAAACCAGCGTCTTCAAGATCTTCGTAAGTCTTGTCAGCATTTTCGTAAGCTTTTAAAGAAGCTTCGTTCCAAGCTAAATCAAATACTTCTTGTTTTTTCCTAGCTGTTTCAGCGTTTTTAATTTTAAAATCTACATAATTCTGATAACCTGTAACTACAGCTTGACTGACTTGCTGTGCCGCCGCTGCCCAAGCTAAAGCTGATTTGTCGTTTATTAATTTAGGATTGTCGTATGCGCTCATAGTTGTTTTTTTTTATACTGTTGGAGTTATAGTTTCATGGCAGATGAAGCTATACCTGCTACACCTGATATAGCAGATCCCCATGCTCCGGCTTCTGCGGCAGCAGCGTTAGATTGAGCTTGCATAGCATTAGCTAAATTACCAGCTTCGTATCCTAAATCAGCATTGGATCTAGCTTCTTCCATTTGCATTTGGAAAGTTTTACCAGCAGCTTCACCAGCTTGTAATCTTTGGCCTTCTGATATTGCTATACCTTGTAGTCTCTGTTCCTCTGAAATTTTCATAGCTTGAAGTGATGCTTCACCTTGTGCTCTTAGTTGTTCGTTTTTAGCCTCTTGAGCTTCAATGTCTGCAGCAACACCTTTTTTGCTTGCTAAAGCAGCTTGAGCTAAAGCAGTTGCGCCACCAGCACCAGCACCCGTAGATTTTATTGTATCTAACGTATTTGCTAAAGCTATATCAGCTTGTTCCATTTTAATCTCTGCAGCTTGCGTTGCTACGCCTAAACTAGAGAATGGATTATTCATCATACCTGACAAGTTTTCAGCTAACCCAGATAGATTAACTTGATTTGCATAAGGATTAACTATATCAACTCTAGCGGCTTTAATAGCTGCTATTTCTGCTCTAGCTCTGTTAGCGTCGTTACGAGCTCCTTTACCTGCTTTGTTTGCCTGGTTAGCTGACACTGCTCCTCCAATAAGGGAAACTCCAGCTCCGATTGCTGCTACTGCTGCCATATTATCTTATTTTTTTAATTATTTCATGCGATGGATTTTCATCTACCGTGTACCCTAATTTCTTGTGTTTATCTATTAGACTTTTGCTTCTACCTATACTAAGTATTAATTTAAAACCTCCATCATAAGCCCATTGCTCCAATGAATCTATTAATAATAATATAGCTTGCTCTCTGTCTTTTTTAATTCTATACTTTGGATTTGATATAATCCATTCCATCCAAGCTATTTTTGAATTTGTTCCGTATAAAAAACCTGCTACTATAGGTTCGCCTTCTTTTTCTATTATAATTCCACCTGTACCGTTTTCAGGTAACATTTCTTGTGCTAAAGGCTCCCACTCTGGCCAAGACTTCCACCATTCTACGATAGTGCTATAGTCTTCTTCAGTTAGTCTTCTTGCTGTTAATTTCATTTAATTGTATTTGATTAATAAGATGATCTATTGAATTCGCTAGAAACTGCGAATAATTCTCTTTGCGCTGATTGGTTTGCCGTTGGAACAGTAAACTTTACTTCAGAAGTAAAACCTTTAACGCCTGTCATAGCTTGTCCAAATAAAACCTCACCTTGTTGCACAGCTGTTAGGTTTAATAAGTTAGCAAAATATTTATTTTCTTTTCTTTTAAAGTTGTTAGTAAATAAAGATGTTTGCAAATCAGCTAGTGTTGTTGATAGTTGATATTCTGATACTTGTAAAGCTACATCTTGATCAGTTGTCAATGACTCCATGATCCAACCACCACTACCTTCGTAGTTGATAGTGTTAAAGTTTTTAACCACCGAAGGTGAAGGGTTAAGCACTAGATTAACACTAGACGTATGAGTTGTATTATAAAACTGAGCTCTGTTTACGCTTGTAGAATAATGCTGCCATATTTCACCTTCATAATAAGTGTATAGATTATTTCTTAAACTACCTATGGCATCTGGAAAATAATCAAATCTACTAGTCCAACCTTTTACCGCTTCATCAAAAGCAACAGTTTCAGGATCAAAACCATTTTTAACTAAACCTTCAGCTCCACCTATACAAACAATATATTGTTTATTATGCATATCATAACCACCAACTATTGGTAAGCTACCGGCGTCAGCTAAGTTATCTCTAAAGAAATCAATCATACCATACATAGATATCTCAGTGATACCATCTTGTGATAATCTTAATATTAGATTTTTAGTTCTATCCGCAAAATACTTTCTATATCCAAACACCCCAAAACTTTCTGGGTTTGTACTTATTCCATATTCTCCAGCATAAGGAACTATACCGCCTATTACTACATTTGAAGCAGCTTGCAATGGTTGACCCTCTTGAGTGTATATAGCGTCTTTGTCTATAAGAGCTTTACTTACTTTTAATTCTTGAAATATAATTAAGTTAGTATCTTCAGCATAAAGTTTTTGTATAGAACCATAAGATGGGTCTACACTTCTAGTTATGTTTTCTGCTACAGAAAATTGATTAGTATTGTTAACACCTGTTCTAGAATTAAAAACTCCAGAATATATCATAGAATTAAATCTATTGTTCTGAGAAGCGTTGTCCTCTACTAAATAAGCTTTTACACCTAAGTCCACATTTGTATTGTTGTAACCTCCTCTTATTCTAGCTTCTTCAGCATACCAGTCTGTTGAATCACTTGAGTAAACTCTAGGTATTTCAGTAAATAATTCAATAGGACCAAAAATTAAAACATCTGTAGCTGTTAAATTTACAGGTTCAGACAAAGTAACTGTGTAAGGTGACGCGCTCATGTCAAAAGATATTAAATATACCTTACTTGGAAATCCTACCACATCAACTCCATTTGCATCTTTAGCATAAACTCTTTGTCCATAACCTAAATCGGGAACATAAGTAGTAATTGTTTGAGTAGCGCTATTAGCATCTACATCTATTATACCAGTATTAGGCCTAACCTCTGCTATAGAATCCATCTTCTTTATCCAAAAAGAGTTAAAATAGTTTATTTCAATAGTTGCCGCCATATTATATTATCACTTATTTTTTTAATTTATTACTTAGCAAATGTTCGCCGCTGAACCAGACATTCCAGCGAATCGAGTTACTGGTATACCTCCAGATTTTACGTTTGTAGAACCATTAACAGAACCTGTACCATCAAAAGATTGCGCTAGAATAACTGTTGCTGAATCACTAGGGTAATTAGGATCGCTTATTGTATAACCATTTACGACTTCACCAGTATCGCTAAATTTTCCTTTATAAACTACCTTGCTAGCAGCTTGCATGTTGAAAGGTTCAGATGGTAGACTCCAAGTACTAACCTGTGTACAAATATCACCTGGATCAGTATAAATAGTCCAGTATCTTTGTCCAGCTTGGCAATTATTTCCTTGAACACATACGAAGTTTTGAATTAAACCTCCTTCGAAAGTGTGATACAAATCACCTTGTACACCTTGATTTGGCTCCCACGGTGTTAATAAACTTGAGTCAGAAAAGAACTGTCTAACAGTACTACCATACTTTGCGTGAGCATATACTGTATCTGTTGGAGATCCTATTGGTAGTAAGCTTGTGGATGGGAAAGTGCTAGTTGTTCCACCAATTTGCTGAACTGTGTATGGGTAACTATATAAAACACCTTGATCTTGAGCTGCTCCTGTAAAATCAAAATTAGCATCTTCAGTTGTTATATAAGCGTAACCTTGATATGCACCTTGAATTCCAGACTGACCATTACAAACACAGCATCCTTGAGCTGCTCCAGATGCAGCTAGATTATTAATAGCTTTTACAGCTATAAAATATTCACCAGGCAATTGATTAGCGTCTATATAAAGAGCGCCTGATGTTATACAATAGTTAGCACTTGTTTGTGGAAAATCTCTTCTAACATCTGCTTTCAAATCAAAAGCTGGTGAAGATCCAACGTTAGTCGATCCACTTGATTGATTAGCGTCTGTGATTTCAAGCCAAGAGTTTGGGTTTGGCGCGGTTGCACTAGCTGCTCTATGAAATATTTTAACATATTGAATTTCTGAATTATTTTCTGGTAGCGGCTCATCAGCACTACCACAATCCATTAAATTTTCTAAATTAACAGTTATTAGCATTGCTCCAGATGTTAATGCTACAGGTGTTAAGCCAAGTTGACTACCTATATCACCCACCACATGACTAACCATGTTATAAACCTCACCACTACCTAAACTAGGTGCTTGATCAGTGTATATAGGTGTTGTACCTGGGCCACCATTTTGCCTTGGTCCAAAATAAAAACCACCAATACCAAAATACGATGGATTGTTATTAGCTGGGGTTAAACCACTACCATTACCAGCTCCTGTTGTAGAGTTAACTGCGCTAGGCTGAATACCCATTCTGAGACAGCCTTGATTACCACTAGCTTGACAAGGATTAGAAATGTTAAAATTTCCTTCCATTGTCCATATTGGCTCACTTTGAAAAGGACCTTGATAATAAGGTGGAACCATTTCAGGACCTACAGTTATTGTAAACGAGCATGTTGTTTGCATCGTAGAATATTCAGGTAGAGTATCGGTAAGAGGACCACCATTATAAGCGTCTCTAATTCTAACAGTTAAAGGGTAAACCCCTAATGGAACATTTTGACCTAACGTTTGATTTAAAGTAAGCACACCTGTTAAACCATTTAACACAAAATAACTATTACTGTTACCAGATGTTATATCAAAAAACAAATCGCTTTCTTCAGATGTTGTTAATGAAGATCCATTAACCCCATTAAAATCTATAACAGCACCTGTTTCTGTTTGACTAGTTACAGTTATATAATCACTACAATTAGGAAGTGAGAATGAAGGTGCAAAGTTTTCTAATCTTCCCGGGAAAGTTCTTGTAGTTGTTTCTCCATTATAATCTATAACTATAGAAAAAGTAAAACTCTCAACAGTAGCTGCTGAGTTTAGAAATACGTGGTTTGAATTTATAAACTTAACTCTATATCCACCAGCCTCTTGTTGTGAGGATTGAGGTATTTGTTGTAATTCAAAATCACCAGAAACATCTGCACCCGCGACGTTTTCAACAGTCATAGTTGCTGTTGTGTTTGTAAGATTAACACCTGTATTATTACGAGGATAAAATATATCTGTAATATAAGGTGATCCAGTAGGGCCTGAAGCGCCTGTTATAGCGGTAAGTATATTGTTATCTGTAGAATCAAATTCTTGGTTTTCTATAAACTTAAAACCTATAGGTGAAAAACCAGCCGGAGCATCTGATCCAGCTTCTACATCTTGATTAATGTCTGAAATAAAGTTCCAACCAGTTGTGCTTTCCCAAAAAATATCTAACAATGAATCTACCGGTGCTGTTTCATATATACTTAACCAAGGCACCATATCAGCTGCTATAACCCCTAATTTTTGATTAGTAGAAAATCTAGCTATAATAGGATTTGTTTCTAATTGATATAGGTTTCTAGCTGCGCTACCATTAAAATTATCCACTGAGTATTGATAAAAACCTAAGTCATCTGCAGTACCTACCGTAGAAGCAATATCAGGTTTCTGTGTAGGGTAATATTGTTCGTTGTCACCATACTCTATTATTATATTATCAGCATCTGCTTTAATAGCACCGCCTGGACTAAACGTAACTGTTGTTTCATCGTTAACAGCATCGTATTCTACTTTTGTTATTAAAGTAGCGTTAGAAAAAAACTGAGGATCTTGATAAGCAGGAGGATTACTAGTTGGTGTACAGTCTGGATACGAAGTTTCACACTTGCCCATTAACAAGGCCATACCTGGTTCTAATGCTTTTTCTTGACCTGTGCAGGAACCTGTTGGACAAAACACTGTTGTGTTTGTTGGATCATTTACACCATTAAATTTAATTTCATTTACTTGATCAGCACCAGCACAAGGTGGGCTAGTACAACCTGAATGTGTAAAGCCTGTTATATTAAACTTACCCTCGTAGTTATTTACTCTACCAAATAGTTCTACACTACTTCTATATTGTTTTTGATCAGGTCCTACTTCAGATAAATCTCTAGGTATTTTATTTATATTATCGTTTATTAAAACAGCATGAGCGGTATCATCCAGTTCTCCACCTGGGAATAAAATTTCATTTATACCATTAGCATTTTGAGCATAAGATGTTTGATTAGTTGTATCTACTATGTATTGTATTTCGCTTCCTTGAGTCATTTGCTCAGGATATCCATCTAAAAACCCAGGTAGATATGCATTGTAATAATCTTGCTCTCTTTGTTTGACTACTACTTTATAAGAATACCAACCTAATGGATTTATAAAGTACGCAAACTTAGTGTCAGTATCTGTGTTTTGTATTAAGTATAAATAATAACTATTTGGTTTATCAAGCGTAGTAATGCTAGTTACTCCAGCCGCACTACTAATACTTAATATTTGAGTATAGTCTACATATTCACCTCTTAAATACATGTCTGTTGTAGGTAAAGACCCTATAGTTGGTGTAGAGAAGCTTAATGTCCATACGTTAGTACCTGCGTTATAAGTCAAGGAATCGTTGGTGCTATTGTCTACAACCCAAGATGCTTGAGGTTCTGCATATATACCTGGAGCACCTGTAGCTAAATTACGATCTGAAGATCCAATTGTAAAGTCACCTATTGTTTGGTTTAACAAAATTAAAGCTGCATCACCAAACCAAGACTTCACATCTAAAGAGTCGTTAGCATCATAGTATGGGTGAAAAACAGTAGATCCACCAAACACAGTGTTACCTTGAGATGAAGAAACAGTATCGTATGAAGATAATATAACAGAAGATTGTCTTCCAAATTTATCCGCTAAAACAAAACCTATTTGATAAGTTCTATTCTGTTTTACTGTATGATTAGGATATTCTGCCCAAGAAGTATACAAGTCATTTTTCTCTTGTACCGTGCAGTTATAATCAAGTGTGCTATAAGGAGTGTGCTTGTCTTTAAAGTTACCATATATAACTCTATTACCAGCGATAGATTGTGCTAACGCTCTGACTGGTACTTTATCATAGACTCTAGTTGTTTGTCCTTCTGTTAGTGTTTTGTATGGTTTTTCAGATTGATATTCATAAACATAAATATCCTCATCCATTTCAGACGCCATAGTTGTGCCCGATATAGTTTTTAAAACTTTAACTACTAAGCCATTTGATTCTTTATATAGTATGTCTATATTTTGTATTTTATATTCTGTAAGAACATTCTTAGAAACACTACCTCCTAAGTTAACGTTTGTACCGACACCAGGTAAAGTTATTCTTAATTTAACATTATCAACATTATTTTCAAACCATTTTATTATAGTGCTCTCAAAAGCTTGTGTCTCGTTTCCATTTAGAAAAAACCCTGATTGTTGAGGTATAAAAGCTATTTGAGTAAAAGGAGACATTAAAGAATATTCACCGTCGTCAAATTGAAACCTATATGCGAACCTAACATACTTATCTTCTAAATACCTAGGGTCTCCTGGCCAACTAGTATTATCACTTTCGTTTGTCATTGTTGTTTCAATGAACCTAAGTCTTTGCCCGACAACAACAGCGGTTAGTGGCGCCTCGTTTAATGTCACTGTGTTTGTAACTGTATCTACAGCTGTTACTCTTATGTATTCGCTTCCAAGTATACTTTCTGAGCCAGCATTTTGAGCTGCGTTAGAAACCACAAACATATTAATAGATATACCGGTAACCGTTTCTAATACAAAGTTTTTAGTATCTGTAACTGTAGTAACAGTTGTATCCACTTCTTTGTAAAGCTCAGGAGCTTTTTGAGGCATATACTTAGCTACAGATATTTGACTTTCTTCAGTATAATAGTTAGGGTTTGATAAAGCTGTAGTTACGTTTATTTTCCTAGGTTGATTTCTATTATCAGTCCAAAACAATAAATCTTCTACTAAATTTATTCCTGTAACTTGCCAACATCTGTTTTTAGCTAAATTTAAAAACTTACCTTCAACCAAAGTACTATAAGTATTATTGTTAAGATCAAGAACAGTTATTTTCATTTCTACAGTAGTAGATGCTGATGGATAATTTATCGTTTGACAAGTTTCATCGGTATCACTGTAGTCTGTTAGTATCTGAAATATTCTATTACCAACTTCATCTTCAAACTTACCTATACATTTTAAATCAGCATTGCTAGAAGCTGTAGCTGTTATTAAAGAGTTACCTAGTACATTCTCAAGCGAGCCAACATCATTATCTTCTGATCTACCTACAGATATATTCAGAGCATCTCTATATTCACCGTTAGGTAATATTCTATCATCAAGATCTTTATTCATCTTGGATTTTAGAAAAGTATTTTTAGATTCTGCCATGTATTAATTTTTTGATTTTCCGTCTGGTAAATATTTTTTTAATCTATCTAATATTTTAGTGCTAGTGTTTTTAGAAAACAAAGATCCAAGTGAACCTACAAAATTATTAGTTGCATCTTCTACTGATTCTAAAATAGGTCTGCCTTCTTTTATATTTTGAGCTTCGTGAATTAATCCACCTACATTAGAACCAATAACACCAATAGTTTTACCTGGTAGTGTTTTTCCAAAAGATCCTAACTTGTTTTGTATTGACCTAGAAGTTTGATCACCAGCAAAATAATGTCTAGCCGTATCGCCGTGCTCAAAAGAGTTTTGCTCTTCCATTAAACCATCTTCGTCTGGAGTAATACTTAAATACTCATCAGTTCTTTGTCTTGCTTTTTCTTGTGGAAAGTTTAAAGCCTCTTCAGCTTTATGTTCTATGTTTGACAAAGCATTAGACTGGTTTGGTGGATCTTGTTTGTTAATAGGGTTTTTACCCGTAAATTTTGATGAAAAACTCATGTGACTTAATGTTTAATCCATTTAGATTTACCTCTCATAACTTGAACTATTTCTTCAAGCTTTATATTAGATAATCTTATTTTTGCATTACGCAATTTTGAACTCTTGTCTCTTTTTAGTCTTTGAACTACATACTCTTGTTGGTTTGCTCTAGTAGATATTATAGAATACAGTATATAAGCGTACATTGCCTCTTCAGCGAGCTTAGGTAGTTTAGTATCTAAATCAGTAGCTAAACCGTCTGATATGTATTCTAAAACAATTAATTTATCTTTTAAGTTTGCTGAAAAAGAAACTTTACCTTCTCTTTCATTCATGTTAAACCAACCGTTATATTGAGAATACTGAGGATCCATTCCGTACATTTGACCTCTTGTAGCGCCAAAGAAAGAACCTGGGTAATCCCAATTGTAAGCCCATAAATCATTTGTGAAATCTTGCATTGTCCAACTACCGTTTATTAACTTGTCATTAGCACTATGCCATCTTTCTTGAACTATAGAAGTTCCTTCTAAATCATTACCAAAATTATCCTGTGTAGGTATTCCTTGACTATCTTGTAACTGTGTGTTAAAGGGACTTATAGTTAAATTATTAGCTGGATATATAGGTCTTTTTACTCCTTGTTCATCAATCCAAGACATACCTACATAATTAACGTAGTCTTGAGGAAGTACAAGAGTTAAACCCTCAGGTATTGTTAGCTCAGAAGATTTAATACTTTTTAAAGTATCATAACTAAATTCTTGCATACCTCTCTTTGCGTGAAAAATAACATCTGTTCTTTTAGCATCTGGTAGTAATTTACCAGTACCAACGTATCCTACTAGAAAGTTATTTACTATGTCAACTAATTTCACATATTTATAACTACCATAATTATCTTCTACGGTTTGACCATATGCTTTTTCAGCAGGCGTAGAACCGTATTTACCACCATCTAGTATTTTTAATTGAACTACTATATACAAACCATTAGCGGGTATTGCATTAGCAGGAAAAACAATTGAATTATCTGAAATAGAAAACTCTGTAATGTATTCAGACCAGGATCCAGGAAAACCACTTGTACTAGTATACACTTTAAAATTATTTAACGCGTAGTTTTCAGCACTAGGATTCCAATTACCTAAATATAAGTCAGTATCAAAAGTTGTAGGAAAAGTTCTATTAGCCCCATCGCCTACAAAACCCTCAGCACCTTGGTAGTATTGTTGACCAGTTTCGTTTAGTAATCCGTTATTTGGAGGTTGTATAGCCATGTTTTATATTTTTTCGTTTTGATTATCCATAGCAACTTGTTGAGCTGCGCTTTGTATTAACTGTGGATCTTTAACTATGACACCAGCGTACATTAGTATCCTTAGCACTATTTCAGTTTGTTCTGTTGGATGTAATTCAAAGTTTACAGAGCTACTAGCGTTATAAATATATTGATAAGCTGGAGCTGTTGCTGTAAAGTTCCACATTGGATTTAGTGGTTTTCTTAAATAGGTACAAGACAAGTCACTCTGTATAGTGGATGGTGATACAAATATTTGTCTATCTTTATATCTGTAGACAGGGAAAGAAGTAGATGGTTTTGTTATAGGTGATAAATTCAATTCTAATAATTCATTAGGTTGAACATATTGAACAGGCGTTTCATCTTTATGTATAACAGTTCCTAGTTTATAAAAATCAAACTCATTAACTGTTAAGATTAAAGCTCTACCAGCTGTGGGTATGTTAGTTAAACTAAGTGTAAGACCAGATATAGTCCAATCAGTAAATTCAGCTAAAGGTTGTTGAACACCATTAGCATCTTCTAAAGTAACGCTTGGTTGCCCAGCGTCTAATTCATCTGCTGTAATAGTAGTTACTATATACTGCTGAGCTGTTGTTGTGTTGAATGTTTGAGATGTGGTGTTACCTGATACTGTTGGCACACCAAAATAAGGGCCTATATAAGGACACGTGCCCGATTCTTGGAAGAGCGCAATTTTTTCTTGCGTATTTTTTATACGATCTGAGTATTCAGAGTCGTTGTCTGGCACACGTAATTGTTGATTTAAATCTTCAAAATAAGACTCGAATATTTCAAGCTGCACTTGTGCGCCTATTCTATTAAATTCATCAGGAGTTAAATATCCTCTTTGTTCTTTATTGAGAATAAGTAAAACTGTTTGATAAACTTGATTTACGTTTATTGCCATTTTATGTTTTTTTTTAATAATTAGGTGACCACAAAGTGATCACCCATTATTATAATCACCTGTTAAATCATTTTTTTCTCTATTGATTTAAATACTTCTACACCTTCGTCTGTTTTTAAATAAGCAGCAAAAGCTGAATAAGGATTTTCATCAAATGGAACGTTCATTAGTTTTCTACCGTTAGACGCCCAGGATATTTGCCTTTGATCTTGAGATAATAAAATTATTCCAAGTTCAGCTGATCTAATCGCAAAGTTTCTCAACATTACGTTTTCGTCATTAGCTAAATCTAAGAACAATTTAGGATTGTTTTTAGCAAATATTAATAAATCTCTTTTAAGTTCTTTAGAACTCATCTTATTAACCTTAGAGCCAATTTCTACTCTCATGATTGCTTCAGCTTGATCTATTTCTATTTCTCTAGCAGCGTTTAACGCATCTATTTCTATATTTAAATAAGCTAATTGATCTTGAGCGACAGCTTGAGGTTTATGTTCTAGGTATTTTTTACCTAATAAAGGGTGATATATAGATAACATTTTCTGTAAAGCTTGTTGTTCTTTTGGAACGTGTAAAACCCCATCAGTAAAAGATATATGCCCCATTGTTGCTTCACCTCTTTGTTCATCTACAAAAACTGATGCTTGGTTTGTTGCATATCTTAATTCTCTTTGAGAACCTGTTTCTTCATCAAACCATAATAAAGCATGTTTTTTAGTATGTTTACTTGGTATTGTTAATGTTAGTGGTGAAGAGTTATCTTTTAAAAAATATCTTCTATCTTTTATTTCCCAACCAGTTTGTTGGATTTTTTCTTTTTTTGCCATAATATAATATAATAAAATTAATAAGTGTAATAATTACCCCCGTTGATATAACGAGGGTAAGAATTACATTAATATACTAGATACCTTTGAATAATACAAAGTTGTTTCTAGCTTGAGTCACTAAGCATCTTTCAGATAAGAAGTTAACTTCCATTGCATCTAACGTAGAAGTAAATGCACCACCAACTGAACCAGTTAGCCATGATTTCATTCGTCTGTCATCAGCTTGAGAAGCTCTGTATCTTACGTGTAAGAAAGGACGTCTAATGTTTGTACCTAAGATTTGGTCATAAACAGTAGAAGTACCTGCAGGAACTAATACTCCTTCAATTGAAGCAGGACCAGTCATTGCGCCACGTGTTGAAGCGTCGTTTAAGTATTTCCAATCTGTTTTATAGAAATCATAAGAACCTCTACGGAATCCTGAGAATCCTAAGTTCAATGCCATTTCTTCAGAGTTTTCGAAAAGACCAAAAGCAGTACCACCTGCATAACCTCCAGAGATAGAAGCTAACATATCGTCAAAATCAAGAGCAGTATTTCTGTTCAAGAATAACATGTTTTCTTCGATAGCTCCTTGAGTATCTAGGTTTTTAAGTATTGCGTCGAAAGCGTCGATACCAGCAGCAGCAGTAAATCCTACTTCTACGTTACCTCCGTTTTGGATAGCAGCAAATAAACCTTCAGTACCAATAATACCTACACCAGCAGCTCCAGCGATAGGAGATACAGCAGCATTTTTAAGCTCACCTTCAACCATAGACATTTCTAGGTAATCTTCGAAACGTAGTCTAGTTTCAGATTCAGCTTTTAAATACCATAAGTAACCTCCTGTTCCATCTTCAGTAGCAACTTCTACCCAACCGATCTGAGCAGTGTCAGAACCATTAATAGAATATTGGCTTCTAATGATAATAGGATTATTGCTAAAAGTAGTAAACTGAGGGTTTACAGTAATCATAGGATTAGCACCTCCGATTGCGTTTGCACCAGAAATAGCTTGAGCTGAACTCTGTCCTTTTTGGTAATCAGAACCGTATACAAATACTTTTACCAAACCAGTTAAACCAGATAGATCAGCGGCAGTATAAGGTTGTACAGATATAAGACCAGTAGCGCTATTAGAAGCATCTACAAAACATTTTAATTCACCACCAAAGTCGTCCATAACGACAACTGTTGAAGCTGGAGAAACAACATTGTTTACCTGCGTGTTTGCACCACCGTTAGTAATATCAATACCTAGATTTGCACCACCGCCAGCATTAGCAGCGATCGCACAATCAGCGTAAGATATATGTAATCTATTTTGTTCAGACCAAATTACTTGATCAGAAGTCATAGGCATTTCAGCGCCTACCATTCTTAAAAATCCGGATAACGTTCTGTTACCGTATCTTTCTACTTCAGCTTCGTAAAGCTCTGGTAAATATTGCTGTGCAAAGTTACCACCAGCAGCGCCATCGAATGTAAGATAGTTCTGTTGAAGTAATTGTTGAGTTTGAGAAGGTACTATACTTCCAAACTGTGGGGATAAAGCCATAATTTTTAATTTTAATTAGTTAAACTTTTTTGTTTTTATTTTTAATTTTGATGAATCTAAACCACTAATCGACTTTACTTTTAATCCATTTATAAAAACATTTCCATCGGCAACTTGCCTAGGTCCGTCTTGTGATGGATTTTTAGAATTTGTAATAACACCTTTGATGCCATCAGCTTTTCCTTGTTCGTAAAAATGATGAGCTAATTTATCAGCATTCATTGCAGCGTACATAGCTTTGTGATATCCACTTGGATCTGTCATATTTCCGTCTTTGTCTAAATACTTACCTACGAAATTCTGAACATCTATTTGAGTTTCACCTACCTTAGCCGGGTCTTTAACACCGTATCTAAATTTCTTATCCCCCACATTAAAATCAAAACCTTTGAATTCTTTATTGAATAATTTTTTAGTACGATCTCTAAAATCACCGTGTTGTGCTTGAGCTTTTTCTTGCTGCTTTTTATATCGGTCATAAAAGCTTAACGCTTCTTGCTGCTCTTGAGTTACGCCCGGTCTCAACTTGATCTCGTCGTAATACTTACTCTTAGAGCTTTCTAAGTATTGTTTTGCTTTTGCAACTTCTTCTTTATAAGCGAGTTTCTTTTTACGTATAGCTCGCTCTTCATCTACGTCCTCATCATACTTAAAGTTATCTTCCATTAAGAAAGCTATTTCTTCTAAATCTAAGTGTGGTTTGGATTTAAGATAATATTCTTTTAAAACCTCTGAGCTATTAAGCTTAGAGTAATCTTTGTTTAATGCCACGTAGTCTTCTACGCTTCCACCTGTTTCTTCCATAAAAGAAACTAGTTTTTCTACATTTTCCGGTAAAGGTTTTCCTAAGATCTGTTGATCTCTTACAGCTTCTTGAGCTTCTTGTTTAACCTCTTTAACTTCTTCGTCGGTTATTTCTTGGAGTGGAGTGACTTCTTCAACAACCTCGCTGGGCTCTTGTACTTGTTTGTCCACTTCAACCAAATCTCCGGCTTGTTTTTCTTCAGGAACATCTCCTGTTTCTCCGATACGAATGGCATTGTCTTCTTTTGGTATTTCAACCTTTACAACATCCGGTTGTATTTCACCTGTTGCTTCTGGTTTTGTTAAATCTACTTTTACAGGATCACTACTACTGAGATGTCCTAAGTTTTTTGGTGTTTTTTTCTTTTTAATCTTAAAATCACCTTCTTGTTTGACCTCTTCGGTCTTTGTGTTTTCTGACATAATATAATATAATTAAATAGTTAAACTTTAGGCATCAACTCTTCTATGTTAAATCCTAAATTATTTTCTCCTGTAGTTTCAAAATCAACAGGGTTAGAGTCATTTTGTCTCTGTTGTATCAATTTACTCTGTTGAGTACCTTGCATTTTTAGTCTCTTGTCTTTACGGTCTTCAATTTCTTTTTCTTTAGAACCTTCAGCACCTGTTTTTATTTGAGCCAACTGAAATTGATAACCATATTCTTGCTGCATTAATTTAGCTTTTATTTGCATCTCAGTTTCCATTCTACTTATTTCAAACTGAGACTTAGCTTTTTCTATACTAACCTTTTGTTGAGTTAGCGCCGCTTGCTTTTGAGTCTCTGCTAATGCGGTTTGCTCTGCTGTTTTAGCCGCAGCTTCACCCTGAGCAGCTATCATTCTTTCTTGATTTGCTTTTTCTCTAGCTAATTTCTTTTTACGTTTTTGTTTTAATAATTGATTTGCTAGTTTTAAGTTTTTTATTTGACGAATATCAATAGCATCTTCTAAGTCAATACCTCCAGATTGTAAAGCAACTTGTATATTTTGTTCTAGCTGTGCCTTCTCTTCATCGTCAGGTTCTAATTCTAAAAATATACCAAAATCGTGTAAATTCAAATTAGATATTTCCCTTAATGTCTCTACATTATAAACAGATATACCTTCTACCAAAGCATTAGCGGTTAGAGGGTAACTCAAAGCATCTGCTAATTTTAAAGATATGTTTTCACATATTTTTAAAGCAATATATAAACTACCTTGATTTATGTGTTTTGTAGCTATATTAGATTGATTAGCTGCCATCTTAGCGAGACCTACTAAAGCATCTTTATCAGGTAAACTACCGTCTCTAGCTTCATTAAGACCCGTGACATCACGTATCATTTGTAGATAGTATTGATACGTTTGTATAAGCGCTGCTAATTTTTGTCCACCTGCAGATGATTGTAATTCTTGAATAGGCACCTTACCTCTATTTGGATCACCATCTTGTGTTAGCGATCTACCAACTATACTACCTGTTTGAAAATACATATTCAAAGCTTCAGCTGGATTATAATTTGTTCCATTACCTAGATCAACTTCTGCTAAACCGTCCATGTCTAAGAACACACCATCTGGAACCATTCTAGCTAATACTTGCTGCATTTTTAAATGCGTTAACTGTATCATGTCTGCAAAACCTGTACATCTACTTACAATAGATTCTATTCTACCCTTGTACATTCTTGGCGCAACTATAGAGTAGTTCATCTCCACCTTAGTAGTATCAGCAGCTGGTCTTGTCATATTTTCTGCTAATTCCCACTTAAGCATTGTATTTGTTCCTAGTACTTTAGCACCAGTATATAATACTTCTATACTTCTACCTACTCTTTCAAACCCGTCATTTGGCGGAGGATTGAATTCGTCTGTTTTTTCTATTATTTTTTCTAACCCGTTTTCAGTTCTTTTTAATTTAAAAACTTGATTCATATAGGTTTTGTACTCAAAATATAAAACTTGAACCGTGTTGTTATCATAGTTACCCCATCCAGTTATATATTGTCTATTACCAGGCATTTCTTGAATTCTTTGTAATTCATCTTCTGGAATATTAGGAAACTGTTTTTTAAGTTCTGGTATAGTTATTGATTTAACTTCACCAACATAATATATGTCTTGGAAATTAGGGTCTTCAGTATAAGAATATACTAAATAAGAAGGATCAACGTAGTCTAAAGTTATACCATTAGCAACATTAAAATTAGTTTTTGCGCACGCTATTCCACATACGACAAGATCTTCATTTAATCTTCTTTTAGTAAGTTCCCATTTATTTTTAGCTAAAGTCTGTGTTATAGCTTCTTCTTCTGCTATTTCAATAGCTTGTTTATAACTTAACTGTAAGTGTAATTCTAATTCTTCTTTTGTTTCTGGTAAATCTGCTGGAGGGATACTTGTTCTTTGTAATTGAACTCCTAGTAAATCTTCAGCAGCTTGCATTTGCTCTTTAGCAAACATATCCTCCGCAACAGCAGTTGCATACATAGTTCTTTTCTTGACAGATGCAGGATCTTGAGAATAAGCTTTTATATCGTATTCTTTGCTAGATATACCATTTACAACAATGTCCACAAATTTAGACAATATAGGAACTGGCTTCCAATCTAGATTTAAGTAGCTTAAGTCACCGTTTATAGATAACTCATCTTTATATTTTTGAACAGGTTGTTCGCCTCTAGCATATAATCTTAAATGATGAAAATTATTAAAACTAGTAAGATATCTATTACCGTTAGTTCGGCCTTGATTAAACCACTCTGTCTCAATAGCTTGCGCCACTTGTGAACCGTATTCCCATGAAGCTTTTTCATAATCCGGTACTACCTGACTAGGAAATGCGCTATTTGAGTTAGTGTACATTTTCATTTATTCAATTATTTTTGATATTGTTCCTTTATTATTATATCTTTTAAAACCAAGATCATAAGTTTTTCTTGTAATTGTAGGTATTGGTCTATATTTATTTTTGTTGCAAGCCATTATTGCTAAACCAGAACTTATAGATGCATCGTGTTTTGTTCTGTTATTTATATTAAATTTAGACCAGTCGTTTAATGTTCTTTGAAAATAAACATCTCCGTATGTTCCATTTTGTTTTAAACCCACAAAGTCCTCTATATAAGATTCTATAGCAGCTGCGTGGGCTTGTTTAATATCTTCTGATGAGTTAGGTATTCCACCTATTTCTCTTTCTGTAACAGATAGTTTTAATTTATCTGGTCTATTCATTGCAAAACCTCTATAACCTCTTCTTTTAAAATGATAAAGTAATCTAGGTTTATTATTTTCTGCTAATATAGGCATGCCATAAAAAATACAAGCCATTAAAACATCTTCAAAAAACATTTCAGCAGTTTGAGGTCTTGCTATATATTCTAAAAAGAAATGATTCGCAGGAGCGTTCTCCATGCTAAATTTAGTTAAGCCGTGCAAAGATCCATTAGAGCCTCTACCATCTACTGTTCCTGATATGTCATAAGAGTCACATCCAAAAGCCCCCATATGCTCGTTAGCTGGGTACTTTATACCTCTCTTTATTATAATACTATTTTGCTGACTAACGTCTGGTACCCATGATATATAAAACTTACCATTATTTTTAGGTGCAAAAAGAACGCGTGTATCTTTTATTCCATTTTCCCAGTAAAAATCTCCTCTAGTTACTAGCTTTGTTTTACCAACATCACCATTGTAATCTATTTGCTCGTAAATTTTAGTTAAATTAAATAACGAAGATTTGGCTTCGTCTCTGAAAGCGTGTTCTTCAGTTCTCGGAAATTGTCTGTAAAATTCATTTAATGCGTCTTGATCTTGCTTTAAACCATCAACTTCGTTTTGCCAATACTCTATTACTCCTTGTTTTATTTTTACCCCGTGAGGGTCTTCAACCGGTGTTTTTGGTGTGTCGAATACAGGTACGCCATAAGAATCAATGTATCCTTCGTAGTTCCATTCCATAGGTATGAACAAAGAATAGAGTCCGCTGCGAGTCTGTCCGTTGGCGTTTCTTTCTGTAACATCTGAGTCATAATATAATTTCTTGAAGTTATCACCTCCTTTATCTAAAGCGTTAGATGTTGATCCCATCATACACTTACCAATAATTCTACTACCTAATCTAAGGGTGGTTTTCGTAACACGCCAGTTGTTGAGGATGTTGTTCGGCCTCTCCCATTTACCGGATTCATCGTGGACGAGGAGTTTGAGTTTCTCCCCATCATAGGCATTGTCGCCCGTGTTTTTCCAATCGATAGTGGTATCGAGTCCCTCAAGATCGGCCGCGGTCTCGTTGGCGATGAGTTTCCTCCTGGTGAACTTGGAGGCCGGTACTCTATAGGCGAGTTCGGTCTTGGGACGATCCATTCCGTCCTGTATCGGTTTAAAAAAGAACGGATAATTGACCGATATTGGGACGACTTTATCTGTAAACATTGTCTTGGCGTCGGCCCCAGATTTGGACAGTATGCCGTATCGTGAATCGGAATTAATAGTTGCAAGATTAACCACCTCTCCTGATGCCATAAACGAAAATCCGCTTCTACGGTTTTTGAGATAACACATTCCATAACACCTGATGTCTGCTTTACAAGCTTCCCAGAATATGAAGAATAATCTGTTTGCTTCTCTAAAGTCTGGTTTCCCAACATCAATTTTGGACCACTGCAAGTACATATAGTGAGTACCAGTAAGGTAAGTAGCCACACTCTTATTATAGAACCAAAAACCTTGTTCTCTTCTATTAAATTCTTTATCAATATAATCATACCATTTTTCTTTAAAATCAACTGGGTATTCTTCCCAATCAAAAATTGTTTTGATTTTTTTGAAAGCAACTGGTAGTGTTTCTCTATTCCATTTGTTGTTTTTAAATTTAACAACATCTTTAGGAACCTCAGGTAGCCCTATATATAAATTTTGTATTTTATATATTTCACCAATTTTTCCTGTTTTAGATATAATAACTATATCATGTTCTTCATTGTAACCATACTCCCATTTTCCATACCTATTCATTCTTTTTAGAACTTTAGGTTTTATGTGGTCTTCAACAATAGTAAAAAGATCTTGCGTATACATTACTTAGATCTTCCTTCTGCAAAACCCTTAAAAGCTTTTTCTTCTTTAACTTCTTTTGGTTTTTCGTTTATAATATTTTCTTCTTCTTGTATTCTTTGTAATATCTCAAAAGCATCAAATATAGCTAACTTTTTAGTAGCTGCAGCATTTTTAAGTCTATCTGCTGAAATGTCAGGGCCAAAATCTATAATGGGCTCTTTAGCGACCTTTATTAGTTCTTCAACCGCTATTTGCCCAGCTTGGATTATACTCTTCTTGGTTTTCTTTATTTCCATATTTAATTACAATATCATTAGATTTCATACAATATAAACGCTCGTTTTCTACATTAAAATCATATTCCCCATAAGGAGTATAACCAACACAGTCTCCCTCGTTTATTCCTAGCGCTTCTAAGGAACTATTACCTATTTTAAGTATACCAATCAGGTGCTGTTCTTTATTTGTTGTTAATTTGTCTTTAGATTTTAAAGGTTTAACAAAACATCTATTGTTTACAGCTTTCCATTTGCTCTTATTCTTACATAAGTATATTTGATCAAGAGCACAAAAAAACAGATCATCTTTAAAATAAGATCTTGATTTTTTCTTTACACCTTGCATACTATAAAAAGTTCTAAAAACATTATGGTGTATTAATATTAAATCGCCTTTTTTTATAATAGTTTCATAAGCAGCTGGAGTTTCAATAACCTCCGCTACATTATTTACGAATTTAAAACTTTCAATTTTAGTATTTAATATAAGTTCTTTGTCACCTATTGTTTTTTTATTTTCATAAGTATTTCCTAGAGGTTTTACTATGAAATCATATAAGCTTTTCATTAATACTCTAAATCGTACTCAATGGATATAGCCATGTTAGAATTAAATTTCTTCCATGGCAATACCTCATTGTTTTTCTTTATGTGAATATTATAAGAATTATCTTTTTGGTCTTGAGTTATATAGGCAATTTCATGACCACCATAGACACTTTGTCCAACAGAGTAGTGCATAGCATCGCTTTTATAATCAGTACCTATACTGATTTTTCTTATTACGTTAGTCATTAGTCTTCAGCTTTAACAACAGCTGTTTCACCATCATCTTTCTCTATTTCAGTGTATTCGCCTGTTTGTATGTTTATATTAATAGAGCCGTATTTCTCTTCAAGAGCTTGTTTGTTTTCTTCTATTTTAGGGAGTAGTACATCTAATTGAGATAAAAGCGTGTGCTTTCTCACGTCAGACAAACCTAATTGCTCTATTATTTTTTGATAATTGACTTGTTGTTCTTGAACAACTTTTAACTCTTCTTCTGTAATTTTAAAGCTTTCTGCCATTTTATTTAATTTAATTTAGTGAATTGTTGAAGCATACCATTTGCTTCTTTTGTTAATATATTATCTTCTAATCTGTACTCGGTAATAAATTTGACATTATTAATATTGTCTTCATACTCTGTTTGAACTAAACCGTTTTTTTCATATAAAAAACTTTCTTTAATGTTAAACTTGTCACCTAATTTAAAGTTCCAAAATTTTAAAGATTTAATAATTTTGTCGTGATACACAACTAAAACAGTTTCTTCGTTATTGATGTCTTGCCATACTCCAGCAAATTCTTTTCTATCTTGTGAATACATTAGAATAGAACAGAATAAACATAATGATAATATTAGTTTTTTCATTTTATTAGATTTTATTTAATTTAATTAATACTCTTACTATTTATTATTACTTATAGATTTGAATTTTTCCACGCCTCGTGATCCAAAATAAGCTATATAAACAGTTGTAAGTAACTGCTTTAATAATCCAATCCACTCTTGTTCTACGGTAAAAGATATTTCATGATGACTATCAACCCATATAAAAGCTATAGCCATAATAGATAAAAATATTAAAGCCATAGGTCGTGTGTTTTTAGAAAGCCAAGAATCTGATCTCATATCGCTTTCCCAACGCCTTGTTATTTGACTCTCTGCCTCAGCATTAGCTTTATCCATGATTTCTTGGATTTGCTTTTTAATTAACAGCTTTTCTTCTTTCGTGGTTGTAAGCTTATCAATGACGTCACCAACTTCCTTGATGACGCCACCTGTAAGCCATTGAATTATTTTTTTCAAAATCTATTATTGTTTATTTTGACCACTTCTAAACATATTAGTAACCTCTTCTCTACTGAAAAGACCGCTATCACGTCTAGATTGTGCAGCCGCTACAGATCCAGCTCTACCTGCGTAATTCTGTCCTTGTGGCGTAAATTGTCTATGTCTAGGCAATCTATCTAACGCTTTATTTCTAGCATTAATAGAATCATTAGCGGCTGTAATATTAGCCTCGTCTCTATCAAAATTAAATCTCTGTGATCTATTTTCATCTCCAATACTAGATTGAAGAAGTGTCTCAGCCATCGAGTTTGGTGATGTAGTTGTCTTAGAAGTAGTTGTACTACTACCAGCGTTAGTATTGTCAGATGAACTACTAGACGATGTTACATTTGCGGCATTAGCTGCAGCAGCATCCGCGTCTTTCTTTTTCAACTCTGCAACTCTAGCGTTTGCCGCGTCTGTTTGCGCTTGGGTGGGTTTAAAATCAGGGCCTAAATCTTTTAAACCTGCTTGGTATTTAGCTAAATTATCTGTTGATTGCGTAGAGCTAGAACTTCCGCCTCCAGTGGTGTTTGAGCGAGAAGAAGAACTTCCACCACCGCTAGTATCTCTAGAGGTTATTGTCATTGATGGGTGATCGTGACCTTCTGGTCCACCGTGTCCTGCGTCAGCTGCCCCATGTTTCATGTACTTAGAAGCTCCAAAACTCATTACACTAGCTACTTTCGCAGCTCCTTTAGCATAACCATTCATTCTTGCAGCTCCAAAAGATTGAGAGTAACCCATTTTTGCAGCACCATGTGGGTGATCGTGAGAACCTTTAGATGTATCATAATCATGAGCACCTTTGTATTTAGCTGCACCTTTTTTTTCACCTTTCATGTGACCGTCTGCTGCGCCATGCTTATATTTAGCAGCGCCTTTTTGGTTTGCTTTTAATTCGTTAGCAGGGGCTGTTGAACTTTCGCCACCACCGTCTTGATTTGTTTTCATTTTTTTATCCATTACGTTTGTTTGTTTTTTTGCATTAATTTTTTTTCTGCTAATTGAGCGTCTTTTTCCCAAGGACCTTTACCGGCCTGCATTACCGAGTAATCATATTCTTTTCCTAAATAATTAACCTTGCCTTTTCCAGCGCCGTCAACCTCATAGTTTAATCCAGTTCCTGGGTTTCTAGCTTCGTCTAAATATTGTTGCACGTGTACTAATTCATGCTCTTTTGTTTTAGCTAGCTCTACAGGATCATCAACTATGGAATCTTCGTTTAAAATAATAACTCCATTTTTAGGTGTTCTTGCATAAACAGGATCATCACCCATGTCTCTCTCAAACATATTTGTTCTCATATATCTAAGGTCAAATGGAGGGTTTATTTTAAATGCCATTATTGTAAGGAAATTTTTTATTAAACCATGATTGTCTTTTATCACAACCACAAGGTATGTTAAGACCGTCTGATATTTTATCTACAACGGTCTTAATACCTGTTTTGTTAGTGAATTTAGCAATGCTATCGCCTAATCCTTTGGATTCCATTTACGCTATTACTTCAGTTGCTATTGCAAAGTCAGAAAAATACATTTGCAATGGAGTTCCCGCTTCATCAAGTCCTAATTGAACTGTTGATTGTACGCCTCCTGGATTAGCAGTTAACGCTGCGTATACAGCTTTTTGTGGTGACTTAGATCCATTTGTGATTGTTGGAACACCAGCAGTACCATCTTTAGTTGTTGTTACGGTAATGTTTATTACTCTACCTGAATAAGATGCAACATCTGTACCTACTGCGCCGTCTAGAACAATTGATAATACTCCTGTTCCAGCAACGTACCCTACGCTTTGAATTTGATCTACGTTAACTAATTGAGTTCCTTGAGTATCTAAAGCTCCCGAGTTAACAATGTTGAATTTTAAAAATTTTGACATTTGTTTTTTGTTTTGTGGCTGTTAAGCCTGGTTTGGTTGTTTTTTTTTGATTTATCAGTTTACTCTGTTTATTTATTCTTCGGTAAGGATTTTATTTTACCGTTATGTGTTCTAGCGTATCTATGTGTAGATGTTTCTTTGCTAGGTATTAATTCACCTGAGTATGTAGCATCTCCATATTTCCAACTAACTGTCTTAGCAGCTCCATGATGTTCAGCACCAGTGGAATTATGACCATCGTAATTGTAACTACCATGAGCATCGTCAAACAAAGCCTCAGCGTGTCCTTTGTGGCCTTCTGCCATTTCTTTTCTACCTCTTGCTACATCTTCTTCTTCCCATGAATTAACCATGTGATGTTTTGAATGTTTAGCATTTCCGCTGTAATGACCGTAATGTCCTTTATAATTGTATCCCATAATTATGAATTTGCATGATATGCAGAAAGCATTTTCTTAGCTTCTTCGGCTGAAGAAAAACCTGATTTCCAAACACCACCTTTTTTATTGTTTAAAATAACGTATTTATCGCCGCGCTTTACAACACAACCACTTCCACCTTCTGATTCTGCGCAACCTTTACCAGCTTTTGCAGCACCTAACCTATTCATTAACATGTTTCCCATAATTAATCTACTTTTTCTAAAGCTACTATATCAGTTAAGGCGGTTGATCCAGTTGATAACACTTTTACTATTTGTAAGTCTATAACTTTTCCAGCAGGCACGTTACTCAAAGTAACTTGATTACCAGAAACGTCTTCAACAACAACATCACCTGTTGTTCCAAAATACAAAGAATAACCATCACTAATATTAGCAGCGTTACTTTTATATATTTGATATGTACCAACTTGAGCAGGGCTACCGCTTAACGTTATTGTATTTGAGTCGTCCACACTTACCACGGTAAATATTTCACCATTAGTGTATACTACGTCTCCTCCAGATATAACATATCCTAACGCGTTAGTTACTGCTGGTAAAAAATCACTACCATTATCAATTAATTGATTTGTAGCTCCTGTGTTTGTGCCACTAGCTATAACCCCAGGTTGAGGTATATTAATAGTGTCGCTGAGGATAACACTTACCGATGAATTGTATGTACTCATTTTTTTGTTTTTTATAATTCTCCAACTCTGCCTTGTGCGCAAAGAACTGGATTAATTCCTTTATATTTAACTGGAGCTTTAAGTATTTGCATACCCGTTATTCCATTACTAGCTCCTTGACCATGAACTCTGCCTTCTTGATTTAAAGGCCCGTCCCATATATGAGATTCACCTACTACACCAACTTTTGTTCCTGGTTTTAATTTTTCCATTGCTGGATCGTATTTTTTGTGGTCCATAATTATTTTATTTGTTTATTTATTTCTTTTTCTCATATCGTTCCAATACATAGTATGCATTGTGTCTACATTACAGTGCGCGGGTCCTTTATATTTTTTAGCAGCACCAGCAAACAATCCTCCGTAAGATTGACCAAACATTTTTCCAGCGTTTGTTATAGCGCTATTTTTAAAACCTACAGCGTTTGTCATTGGTTCTAATTCTTGCCCTAAAGGATTTCTTAGGTTAGATACAGCACTTTCTTGTTCACTAGGATTATCCGTATAAGACTGCTGCGCGTCTGACACTAATTGGTTCTGAGTTGCATTAACACCATTTCTAATGTTACCATATTGAGACATCATATTACCAATACCTAATCTTCTTCCATAACCTCCACCGTACTGAGACACTTGATCTTGACTGTATTCCTCTGGAGACATACCTGCCTCTTCTGATTTAAATCTCAATCTGGCTGCGTCCCTTGCTTTTTTAGCAGAATTAAAAGCATCCATTAAACCAGCTGACTGAGCGTTTGCTCTTCCACCTGGACCTTGATTATCCATCATTGCAGAGTAAGCGTCATTATAAGCTGAGTTAGCATCGGACAAGTAGCTTGGGTCAGTTGATTCTGATTCTGCAGTTCCAGCATCTTGTTGATTATTAGCTCCCAAACTCTTTCCAAGAGATGATATAAGTCCTCCAGACCTACTTCCTGTAAGTTGAGTAAATCTAGGTTCTGAGCTTCCCGACGCTGCTGTGCTTGCTGCTGTGATTGCTGTTATTGTAGACATTTATCTGTTTTTATCTTTATTAACATTATATATAGATTTAGTTAAAACCTTATCTATATATGAATTTCCTTTTATAATCTTGTTTCGCCTTTTACTGATAGGAATATCATCTTCACCTAGCATTATGCGATATATTCTTTTAATAAGCTGTTTACCTTTAAAAGAAACTTTGTATATATTGTATTTTTGAGTTGTTCTATTTCTTTGTCTCCAAACAGAAATCCATTCACCTTTTATTAATCTACTCCATCTTCTATTATCCCAACTGTAAGAGTAAGAACCTGCTTCAAAATCTTTTTTTGTAAACAAGTCTATACAATCTAAATATATCAATAGTTCTAAATCTGCCTCATTTAGATCGTTGTTTTTGGAAGCCCATTTACGTATTATTCGATAATGTTTTAGCAGATTAAGATTTTTTAAATCTCCTGCTTCTAGCTTTTTCACAAAACAACGACCACGTCTGTTGACTTAATAACGTGATATATTTTTTTATTATTCTGTATCTTATGACCAGCGTGCTTGTCATAAAATATAATATCTTCTTTTTTAACACCCTCAACATCATTACCTAGGCTTATAATTTTAGCTTTTAAGTACCTAATGTCATCTCTATGTATTTCTGCTAAAAGTAACCCGCCATCAGTTTCTTGAATTTGATCTTCTAGCTTTTCTATAATTAAATTTCTACCTAGCGCTTTCATCTATTCTCATATTATTAATTACACAATCAGTAGAAAGAATAGTTGTTGCCACAGAAGCCGCGTTAATCAAAGCGCTTTTAGTCACGAGCAAAGGATCAATAATCCCTGACTCAACCATATTTACCATTTTTCCTGTAACCACGTTTAATCCAGTACCGTCATTTTTACTAAAATCCGGTTCTTTAATATTAGCGTTTTTAAGTATAGTTTTAAAAGGTGATTTTATAGCTTCTAATAATACTTTTTGACCTTTTGTTTTAGGTTTTATTATTGATGAAGCATTTAATAAAGCAATACCACCTCCTGGTACTATACCTTGTTTTATAGCGGCTTTTGTAGCACATATAGCGTCTTCGACCCTATCTGTTTTTTCTTTTAATTCTACATCAGAAAAAGCACCTACTTTTACTATAGCCACTTTAGCACTTAATGTAGCTAATCTTCTTTCTAAATTAACAACAACGTGTGCAGGGTTTTTCTTTTTTAAATCTTTTTTTATTTTTTCTATAAAATCTTTAGCTTCATCAGGTATTTCTTCTACTTGAATTACTGTTTGATTTTCTTGAGAAACTGACTTTACACATTCACCTAAATAATCTATTTGTATTGCATTTAAATCATCACCTAGATCCTCATTTATTATAGTTGAGTTTGTAAGCAAAGCTAAATCATTTAGTATTTCTTTTTTACGCAAGCCATATGCTGGAGGGTCTACAACATTTACTTTAATATTACCCTTCATTTTATTCATTACTAAAGCAGAAAGAACCGTTGGATCAACTTCACCTATTAAAAGTAATGGTTTATTGTTTTTTATCACATGTTCTAGTACTGGTTGTATTTGTCTAATAGATTCTACTTTTGATTCCATTATTAAAACCAGCGGTCTATCTAGTTCCGCCGTGCCTTTTTCTTTGTCAGTTATAAAGTTTTGATGACAATAACCTTTATAGTATTCTATACCATCTACTATTTCAGTCTCTGTTATTCCGTTTTCAGAAACACCTAGTGTTACAATCCCTGTCTCACCTACCTCTCTAAAAGCATCACCTATTAATTTACCTAAAACTTTGTCATTATTAGTTGATATAGTTGCTATGTCATCTATCATGTCACCTTTAACAGGTATACTTATTGATTCTAAATACTTAACAACTTCGTTAACAGCTTTGTTTATTCCTTCTTTTAATTCTCTAGGATTTACATCTTTACTACGAGCCTCACTTAATATAGCGTGAGCTAACACGGTGGCCGTAGTCGTTCCATCACCAGCTTCATTAACTGTTTTTCTAGCCGCACCTTTTAATAAGGTAGCACCCATATTTTCTATTGGATCGTGCAATGTTATGCAGTTTGCAACAGTAACACCATCTTTTGTTATAACAGGATTACCCTGGTCATCTTCCATTATGACACATTTACCGCTAGCTCCTAAAGTGGAGCTAACAGCATTTGTGAGTTGTTCAATTCCTTTAAATATTTTATCTTTAGCTTTGTCTCCAAAACTAAGATTTTTTACTATAGCATCCGCCATGATTTAATTAGATTTAATTTAATTTATTTTATTTAAAAGTTTTTACTACTTTAGGTCCGTTTAAAAATTCAACTTTCTTTTTGTAGTGTTCTATTGTCTTATCTATTGAAGTCTCAGCGGCTTCCATTGTTTCTCGCCGCGTAACATCCTTCCAGGTTTCTTCATTTCGAAGATCTTGGTATTCTGTTTGGTAGTAACCGTTTGGTAATTGAACTATGCGCCAGTTAGCTTTATCGGCTATATGGTTCCATAGTTTGATTTGGTTTTCATCTGGTTGTGGTTGACTAGTCCACGAATTAGTCTCGTAATAAAACGTCATTGGTTTTGGTTTTTTATGTTATTATTTGGTTTACACTATCCCGTGCCGGGTATATTTATATAGTCACTTGTTTTTAATTATTTTTACTATTAGCATACGGTACACTCTGTTTGCTCTAATATAGTTCCGTCACTAGCTGTTATTCTTACGTATACATTATCACACCCAGCATCATATAAATAATAGTAACCTGCCGACGCCGGTGAATTACCTGAAGAATCAGTATACATTTTATCACCATCAGTAGGGAAAGTACCGCCACCATCGTGGTAGTATGTTGTAGTTGGAACTGGTAAACTGGTTCCAAATGAGCATATACTGTTAAAATTAGTTGGTCCAGTTGCTAAGAAATCTATTAGTTGGTTAGGGCATGACGCTGATGCAATCATTACACCTACTGAGTTTATTTGTATTAATCCCGCGTTTCCTAACAAGTACCAACCTCCTGTTAGTTTTGTAAAAGTATAATTACCTGTTGATCCACTTCTAGACATACATGTGTCACCTGTTACAGGGTATGCGGATGTTCCAGAGTGATAATAGGTTTGGTTAGCTGTTCCAGCACAAGCCAGTGTTTGAGTTGTGTAACGGATGCTACTGCTATATGACGTAAAACCAGTGTCAGATGTTAATCTTATTTTAAGATCACCATCGTTGTGATATACACCATACAGTGGTACACCACCTATAGCCGCTGAAGCGTCGTTAGGGTAGTTGTGGTTTTTGCCTACCGTAGGTAGTATAACACAGCTTTCTTTAGTACTACTCGTTCTGTTTGTTATTATTAAAGCGTCTCTTCTTGTGGTTGAGCCACTTGCGTTAGAAGCTCCGACAATAAGAGCAGGTGCTAGTCCTGTTTTATCATAATGACTATTAGCATAATCATTGTTTTTTCCTAACACAACAATTTCTCCTACTGAGTTGTAGCCTATATTTTGGTTTAGATTTTTACCAATTAATATTTTACTATTTAATTGAGAAACGTTATTAAAACCTATTGAAATATTTTTTTGTAATTGTGTATTTGCATCACCAATAGAACAAAGGTTTCCTATAATAAAGTTATTACCAATAGTATCACCATTAATAGTACCAGAACTTCCAAGTGTAAAGTTTAAAATACCTTTACTTTCATTATTTCTACCGGCTATCAGTGATAATTGTGAAGGGTTGCTTCCAAATCCAGTAGGCTCAAAATCGTTATTTTGCCCAACTGAAATAGAATTAGAAGTGCTTCCTGAGTGACTTGAACCTACATAAAGATTATTGTTACCACCACCTGTCATATTAGCTCCTATAAAACCAGTTGCTGTAGAACCATTTGCTATAGTAATGTTGTTTCCAATAGCAAAACAACCTTTAGTATTAGGATCATTAGACGTATGATTATTACCTATTATAAGTAGTTCTTTTCCTTGTAAAGGGGTATAAGTTATAGCGCCACCACTATTAGATACATCACCATTGTTTCTACCTACAACTATACTATCTGTAGTGTTTATGTAGTTTGTATTACCCGCAACTATTGATGATTCAAAAATAGAGGCACTAGGAGAAGAACCTGGTTCAGATGTAAAAGACCCACTACCAATAACATAATTATTAGCACCAACTACTAAACCTCTATCTGCGCCCGCCCATATGTAATTGTTGTAACCACCAACAATCATACTTTCTATAGACCCTAGGGAGTTTGGCGCAACTTGATTATCTCTACCTACTACAAGTGAAGAGTTAGTATGATTAGAAGTGGCGCCCTCAGACTGCCTGTTTTTGACGCTATTATTCCAGCCAAACACTGTTGTTCCGTAATAATTTATATTACTTGAACTTGAAGTGTTTTCTATTTCATTACTAAACCCACCAACTAAAACATTACTAGCACTTATTATTTGATTATTAGCTCCAAATATAGAACTATTATTACCGCTAATTTTCAAACCACTACCGGCTACTAAAACGTTTGTGGCGTTGGCATCGAGTGTATTATTTATACCACTAAATATACTTCTAATTAAGCTTTTACTAATACTATGGTTTTGACCAACAACAGTTGAGTTTATTATTGCTCCAGGTGAAACTAATGCATTCGTAGTACCAACTAATAAAGAAGAGACATTACTGCCTTGAACTTCATTACCTTGACCTACAATTAGCATTTTATCTCCTGAAAGTTTATTGTTAAATCCTATTATACCTAAGTTTGTAGAACTAGAATCACCTATAGTGTTTTCTGACCCAATAGAAAAAGAAGATCCTACGAAACCCGTTGTGTATGTATTGTCTACAGTATCAACTGGATTTTCGTAAGGATAAACCTCTAAGCGTGGTGTTATTCTAGTTAACATATGCTCGCTTAAACTATCTGCCAATAATTTTATTCCTTCAATTACAGTACTATACGTGCTATCAAAACCACCCCAAGCGCCTAAAAAATTACTCCCGCCAGTTACTTCAAATTTGTATGTTGTATTTGTTGGGGCACTCGTGCTGGTTGGCTCTGCAAATAGCTTAGCTCCAACACTGACGTCGCAAAAATAGTTTATAGCCATATAAGTTTAGTTTATTTATTTAATTTTATTTTATTTTTATTATGCTCCTTGATCAGCAAGAGAAACTAACACTCTTATGTTTCCTGCCGGGAAACTACCTCCAGATATAGCAACAGTATCAACAGTAGCTCTATCAACACAAGCATATATTGTTTCATAAGTACTAGCATCATAAAGTTGAACTATTACATCGAAAGATCCTAGACCGTGTGTTACAGTTCCAAAAGAAGTTATTGTAGTAGCTATAGTGCTTGATTTTCTTACAATAGGAGCTAAGTTAGATGCTTGGACGTATTTATTTGCATCTGCAGTTACATCATATATAGGAAATTGATCAGCGCCAGAAAGTCCCGTTCCAACGTCAGAAAGTCCTTTAATATCAAGACCAACTTTTGGTATAGGACCAGAGCCATCTGTTACTTTAATACCTAGTTCCGCGTTTACAGTTGAAGCTTCTACATCTGTTATATCACCATTGTTATCAGCTGCTATTGTTATTTGTGTAGCGCTATTTCTAGTTAATGTTATACCTGTTCCTTGTGTTAGATTTACAGTAGTATCTGCACCACCATCTGAACCGTTTAATGTTAAAGGAACGTCTGATCCACTTTTAGGATCTGCTTGCAATGCATATTTAGCGTCAGTATTTGTTGTGTAGGAAGGTACATCCCATGTGTTGTCTTTACTTAAGAATTTTGTAGATGTATCAGAAGTTCCGTCTACGGCAGATAAATCTATTGTACCTACTGTTACCGCCCCAGTGGCGTTAGTGTTTACCGTGCCAGCAGAAATATAAGTACCATTGGCATTTGTAAAACTATTCACAGTAACACCTTGTGATATTGTTGACCAATCAGCCGCGTCTGAAGAATCAGCTGCCGCATCATCTACAGCTATAATAGCATCACCAATATCTAGTGTAACACCTGAACAATAGAAAGAACCTCCCGCTGTTGCAACCACGTAGTAATCACCTTGCGTTACGGCTACTCTAGTTCCTGCACCACCTGGACAATTATATAAGAAAGAACCAGAATTACCTCCTGAGAGTATAGCACCTGTATCAGCTCTAAAAGTACCTTTAAAAGTTAAACCACCTGAAACTAAACCATCAACATAACTTTTAGTTGTTAATGTATCAGAAGGATCAGTTCCTATAGTTAAAGCACTTGTTCCCTTACCAGAAGGAATATCCAATGCATCACCTGCGCTTCCACTTATTGTTAATGAGGTTGTTATTGTAACGTCATCTTGTAAATCAAAAAGTATATTTCCGTTGTTTCCAGCAGTTGGAGTAACTTTAATAGTAGTAGTATCTCCAGTTATTTGTGTAGAAGATTTAATACCTGAACCAGTACCTCCAGCTGTTAAGTTAAGATAAGCAGAATTAGCAGCACCTGCAGCGACTGGTAATGTATATGTTTCGTCTGTGTTTGTGGTATAAGAAGGAATATCCCAAGTATTGTCTTTAGATAAAAATCTAGTTGTAGTACTAGACGTACCATCAATCGCGCTTAAATCTGCAGTTACCGTCACAGCGCCTGATGTTGCTGTGTTAGGAGTTAAGTCAATATATGTACCATCTGTTGTATCTACGGTTGTAACGCCTGCGTCAATTGCTGACCAAACATTATCTTTACTTAAAAATCTGCCACTCGTGTCTGTTCCGTCTGCAGCACTAAGATCTATAGTTCCAACTGTTACAGCACCTGTTGCCGCTGTATTAACAGTAGTTGCAGATATATATGTACCATTAGCATTTGTAAAAGATTCTACACCTGAGCCAGAACCATCCATTTCTATCCATGCAGTTCCATTGTAGAAATACATTGTTTTGTCACCGACGCTCGTGTCAAAATACATTTGACCTTCGACTGGTGATGTAGGTGCTGATGATTCATTGTCAATAACCGGCAATTGCAGCTGATTTTTGTTCATCTCAATGTCAGAGCCATTCATCGCAATGGCGCAGTAGTAATTAATAGGCATAGTTTGTTTTTTTTTAGTTTATTAGTTTAGTATTGATGAACCTGCCACCGACTGGTCAAAATCAACTGTTATTGTTGTTGCGTTTGTGTATGTTACACATCCTTTTATTTCTTTTGGCGGATTTGAATTGTCAGTTAATGTAACTGAAGGCTCCGCTTTGCCTGTTGTATTGTTTATAACCCATTGTGCTGAAGAGGAAAAATCTTGTTTTAAATTTACATCAGCACCTTGTATATTAAAGTGTATTAACGTATATTGAGTTCCTTGTGGAGCGATAACTCCATTACCACCGATGTAAGTTAAATCAGCTATATAGTAAAAAGGATCTGCAGGATCTACAGTGTAAGTGTCTAGTGTATAATTACCAAACTGACTTATCTGATCACCTTGACCTAGTAATATAGGTGTACCTGTTATATACTCTAAAAACTTAACTACATTTTGACCATTTAGTTCTGTTATAGATATTCTTACTTGTGTTAAAGTATCAAGAGAATCACCAGATCCACCACCACCAGTTTTAGATATAGTACCTGCTCCACCGTTTTGTGTATCAGACCACTTAAAAGACATTTGGCCACCTATATTAACTTTAGCGTTAAGGTTTAGATATTTAGCTACTGCCGATGCAGTGAATTGCTTTGTCTGTCTGTTTGCCGCGTCAGTTCCTATCCATGCGTCATTATCTGTGACAGTTGTATCAAATGGATACGAACTTATTCTAGCCATGTGTTAATTTTATGAGTATATTCTTATTTCTAAAGAACCGTTTGTAAATTTATTGTCGCTGTTATGTGTTTCTAGGTTTATAATAGTATCACTTACTCTTAGCCACGCTACGTCATGATTATTTTCTGCAGCGCCTCCATTTAAAAACACTATAGTTTTACCTGAGGTAAACAAACTACCTGATGCGATTATGCTATAACTTCCATTTGATGCTCTAGTGAATGTAAATGTTTTATTAGTTGTGTTAGCTAATTGTGTAGCTATAGGATCGTTTGTTCCTGTTTGACTTATTAAAGCTACGTATGATGTGTAACCTAAACTTGTACTATTTGCTAGATCAACTATTGATCCTACTAAAAAGTTTCTAGTAGTTGGCGTTTCATCAGAATTAGCCGTAGGTATAGATGTACCTATTACATAATCTTCTTTTTTAGGCGTACCTTTTGGATAACTTTGAATTATAGACATTTAGTTAGTTTTTGTTTGTTTTCTTTAGTCTATATCATTACAGGTTTTGAAGTGTTTTTACATAAAGTGTGACAATAGGGTGTTACTTATCTATATTATAAGGCTTATGTCACTGTTTTTAAAAAAGTTGTTACAAATATAGGGGTATGGTGTTGCCCCCTATCCTCGCTTTCTTTTTCCCTACGAGAAATGGGTTTCAAATTTGCGGGTCCGCGTGCGTTTTAGGATTTTCCATGTCATATATGCGACTTTTCAGGGCCCCGAGCGGGGGGTTTAGACTTTTCTACCTAGATTTCAAGGTTATTATCCTGTCTCGCTCTTCTTTTCCTTGTGAGATTTAGCTGTATGACACATTGACATGACACATATGACTGATTGTCATGACATTACGTCATATATTTAATATACTATTGTTAGTGACATAGTGACATAGTGGTATGACATCTTGTCACATTCTACTACTAAACTATTTTACATACTTAATACGAAGTTATAATGATAATATAAATGTAACAAACTAACTATGAAACGAATAACTTACATACAATCAATAGAATTATTTCTAATAAAAAATCCAGAAGTAATTATACAAAATGTAATGCCAAAGTGTATACTAAATGAAATATATTACTTTCAAAGATTTCAATACAAGTTATTACAAACTTAATACGAATACATAATGATAATAATAATGTAACTAATAAATACTAATAATAATAATAAATACTTTTAACTATGCAAAATTCAATTACTTCAAAAAGATTCGTCATCAGAAAATCTTTAATCGGCAAAAATACTACTATCAATGTAGAATTTAAATCAGGCAAATCATTCACTTACAATCACGATAAAGTGTATGAAATTATGAAAGACAAATTATCTTCTATAAATTGCTTTGAAAAGTATGGCTCTTACACTTCTTCAACTAGTGTGCCAGTTGTACTAAGAGATAAAGAGGTAGTATAACTACTACTTCTTTACCAAACGGTGACTATCCGAACCGAGCAGGCAACAGGCTAAACTGGATATTATACAGGCGCGTTAAGCTGTGTACATCACCTGTCTAAACAATGTTGAAAACAGCGATGTCATTATGGTACTCGAGTGTGTTCGATTCACACTATGACAACTAATAACTAAATTATAACTATGTCAAATTTCAAATTCAGAGGATTTATTCCTGCAGTAACTAAATACGTAAAATCAAAGCCACTAACAGAAGTTGTGGCGGAAGTAATAGCTTTCGGTTTACTAATGCCATTAGCGATTGGTGGAATTACCTTCTTCATCTTTATGATGATAACAGGCCAAGTTGATTATTCAGCGATGGATTCTATTAACTGTCAAATCTGCTACTAATGAAAAGTTACTATAGCAAACTACAACAGAGATTTATAGCTCGTGAAGAATATTTTGACGAGCTACTCTTTGGAACTCTCAATGATGAGAACTACGAAAAACCAATACAAACTAAATACGACTCAAAATCGATAATACAATAAACTAATTAATAATCTTTAAACAATATAACTATGTCTACATTTTCATACACATTACTAAAAATATCTTGGCGACTATACGACAAGCATTACACTAAATTAACTGACGAGCAAAAGTCTAAAGTTATGGATATCTACTACGATTTCTACTAGTGTACATAAAAAAGACATAATGGTTAACGTGAGTTCGATTCTCACCATGTCTACTAATAATAACTTTTAAAATAATAATACTATGCAATTTATACTAAATCTACCTAACGGTAAACAAATAGATATGTCAAGCGACATACTAAAACAAATGAGCGGCGAGATAACTCGTGAAGACGTTCAAGAAAGAATAACATTTTATCAAAATACTAATAAATAATACTATGCAATTTCAAGATACTAAATTTAAAGAGCTAGACGCTAAAGGTCTAATCACTGATAAATTAAATCAAATAAAAGAGTTTGAAACTAAGTACAAACCTTGTACTTCAAGTATAGCTATGTACAAATGGTGTACTGACTACGAATATCGTAAGCGTGAATGGCAATTCAGACAAGGAATAGCTAATTATGCTACTCACAATGCTCATAAAGCATTTCAAGGTACAGATAAATCCGTACTATAATACATACGAAATACGATTAACTATTGATAATATAATAAATTAAACTATGCAAAATATAATCAAACAAGTAGACAAAACTACTATCAAATTAAACAACATAACCTATAAAGGTTACAATGTTGGCGAATTACCAAATAGATTTGCCTTCATCTACAATAGCGATAAAGATCAAGAAGGTATTAACTCGTGGTTTAACTACCAAGGATTAACTTATATCGAACACAAACCTACAATCTGGTCTTATGTCTAATCCAACTAACATGAAAGAACTGTGTCTCTATGCTAAACAGGCGCAACAAAATCGTGCAAGAGTGCATAGGCTCAAGCACGCACATGACGGCAGGTGTAGTGGACTCACAGATGCAGAGTACACTCGCGTACAAATTAACGGCAAGAAATCCTATTCGGCCAAAGCACGAAAGTTCACTCACAACCGTATGTGGAAACATCAATCAAGATATTCAGTAAAACAATTAATAGAAATAGTAAAAACATGAGCGATACAATAAAAAAGTGGCATGATATGCAAGAAGAAAAAATAACAGTAGCAGATGAGTCAGCTAAATATATATTTGTATTAGATTTTACAGATGGTAAAGCGTATAGATATGACATTAGCGCATTATGTACAAAAGAAAATGAATGGAATCCAGATACAGAATCTTGTGAATCGTTTTTATACGGCGCAGGACATCAAATAATAAACTGTGAATGGATGGTAACTAATGAAGAATTTATACAACGTGGAAACTAAAGAAACTAACCCATGGAATTTAGCGTGGTCTAAATGGTGGGTACAACAGAATTATAAGAAATGTGAAGTGGACGAAATGACACTTAGCGAAATATATGAATTATTAGAACAAGATTAAATGAAAACACTTAAACTAACAGAAAACGACTGCACTTTTGTACATTATGTACTACGTATGTACGCTCAGCAAACACCTGGACTAGATTCAGAAGACAAAGAAGAAATATACGAAGTAGCAGATAAATTTAAATAACATGAGTAAAATGAAAGAACTAGATACGATTGCACAGGGTGTAGCGGATCACATAAAAGAAATTATTGAAGATAGTGTTGATTGGCAACTAGCCGACCAACCACTTGACGGTGATGACTATCAAGAAATGAAACAATATGTAATAAATGTTGCTCTTAATAAGTTATTACAAATATAATACGAATAGTTATTGATAATATAACTGTAACAAATAAAAATAAAACTATGTATTGTAAATGCGGCACAGTAGTGCACCCTATTAGAGTAAATTATGGTTATAAAACATGTGTTCCTTGTAGCACAGTTCAGGATTATAGTTATATACCTATAATAAACCATAAAACAGGTAATACAATACAAGTCGTTAGCCAAGAAGTAAGTGCATCAGTGCACAAAGCTTGGCGACGTAAATAGCTAGACGAGTAGCTTAATTAGACACATAGGAACTCAGGGAGGAGATACGTGTGTACATAAGTGAATAGCTAGCGGCAACTAGGTCAGGTTAGAGACGCAAGACAGGCTTCGCGACTCGGGCTACCGACGGGTATGAGGTTCGAATCCTCACTAGTTACAAGGCTACATGATTAAAGGCGACCAAGTACAGCGAGAAGTCTAACGACGAGGTACAGCGTGACGTCGGCTCGATGATTGTAGTACAGTGCAGTATCACGGGTTGCAGAGTAATTAACTGCATGCACGGTGGAAGTCCGATTGTTGAAGCGGCGAGGGATCGTTATGAACTCGTGGAAACAGAGATAACTGTATTAGCCCAGCGAATAAATAACAAAGACGCGCACCGGTTTAATTACAGTGGTGCACCGCGCTTAGGAAATGTCTGGGTATTTGGGCGTGAAGATGGTTAGGCTGTTGGAAGTTAGCGCGTAAATCTGCAAGACAGTAGCCCACTAACTCATATACAGTAACGCAGGTTCGATTCCTGCCACGTCCTCTAATTAACAGTAGGTACCAAGCCTGGACAAGAAGGGTGCAGCGTTACCGAGTCGCAATGCCTACTGTTAAAATATTACTAATTTAAAAATATAACTATGAAATATCTTTACCAACAACTAGATGAGTTGTTAAACACTATTAAATACTCAGACGCCGCAGGCGATGAAGATCCAGATTACTTAGAAAATGATTACTTTGAAGACGTCTTAGAAACGTGTAAAGAAATTGTAGAGTGGGTAAAAGAATAAATTATGTATGGAAATAAATAAATATATAAAAAGCGAAATGGCAAAGCTCGATCGAGGTATCGTAGCTACGCCGAAAGACAGGAACTATCTAGAATCATTTGCTAAAGCTAATCAAGGTTCTATGGATATTTTACTAATGCAAATGGCAATTAACTTTGGTTATAAAATAGCGTTAGAGAATTTACAAATTAAATACGAAGAAGAATCGATAATATAATAAATTAAATTAAAACTATGAGAGATTTAGAACAAGAGCATATGAATTGGAAACAAAGACGTGCAGAATTAGTAGATTTATTTGCTAAACGTATGTTTGTAGAGTATAATATCAAAGAAATGACTACTGAAAGACAGAAGAAAAACGGCACAAGACAATTTGTGTTGCCTAATGGCGATCAATTAGCTTCTT